GTCGATTCCCTCCAGATCGCATCCGGCCCCTACTGGCCGGCCCTGCGACTCACCCTCACCACCACCGAAAGGGATTGACCCATGGAATTCCCCAAGCTCGGCCCCGGCTCCCTCAAGTTCGGGGAGACCGCCAGCGTCGAAGAGTTCGCCCTCGCCTGCTCCTCCGTCACCCTCGCCCCCGACATGAAAGACGAGGACGCCGTCCCCCTCCTCGACGGCGGCGACTACACCCCCGAGGGCACCATCTCCGGGGACATCTCCGGCACCCTCTACCAGGACTTCGACGTGGACGGCCTCGTCGCCTGGACCTACAAGAACGCCGGAAAGGTCCTGCCCTTCACCTTCACGCCCGTCAGCGGCACCGGATTCATGGCGACCGGGCGATGCAAGATCAAGCCCGTCAAGATCGGCGGGGACGTCAAGAAGGCCAACACCACGGAGTTCAGCTTCCCGATCATCGGTGACCTGCCGGCCCTCACCGCCCAGCCCGGCGGCACCGGGGAGTGACCATGGCCGGCGACGACCGGGGCACGCTCTACCAGGTCGAGGGAGGCCGCCAACTGCGCCGCACCCTCAAAGAGGCCGGTGACGACCTCTCCGACCTCAAAGCCGCCCACAAGGAAGCCGCCACCATCGCCGCCGAAGGAGCCCGCAGCCTCGTCCCCGTGCGCACGGGCCGCCTCGCGGCGTCCATCCGCCCCGCCGGCACCAAGACCGCCGGCATCGTCCGCGTGGGCACCAAGGCCGTCCCCTACGCCCACGCCATCCAGTGGGGCCGCCAAATCTGGCCCTCCAAGGAAGCCAGCCCCCCAGCCGCCCCCCGACACAAGTTCAAGAGCTTCATCAAGCCCTCCCTGTTCGCCACCGAGGGCGCCAAAGACACAGAGCCCCGATGGGTCGCCGCCTACGAGAAGGCCCTCCAAGACGCTGTCAACAAAGTGGAAGGAACCACCTGATGCGCAAACTGTTCGTCGCCTACGAGCTGGCCGACGGCACCGAAGGCACCGCCCGTGTCCTCATCGCGGACAAGCTGCGGTTCGAGAACACGGCCCGCGCCAACTCCTGGCCCGTCGAGGACGGGCCCCGCAGCGTCGCCGTCATGACCTACTCCGCCCTCACCCGCACCCACGCCATCCCCGAGGGCACCACGTTCGACGCATTCACCGAGGGCATCCTCATCGACGCCCAGCTCCTCGACCACGCCGAGGACACCACGCCGGACCCTACGAAGTAGGCGACTGGGGACGCACCATCGTCGCCCTGGCCATCCACACGGGCATCCCCGTTGCCGCGTGGATGGCCGAGCCGCCCGGCGTCATCGACACAGCCCTCGACCTCCTGGAGGAGATGAACAATGGCAAGTAAGTCCGCGATCCTGGCCGTCAGGATCATCGGAGACGCCAAGAGCGCCATCTCCTCCATGAAGGACGCCGAGGGCGCAGCCGGCGGATTCGGCTCCAAACTCGCGGGCCTCAAACCCGGAGCCCTGGCCGTGGGCGGGGCCGTCGTCACCGGCGTCATCGCCGCAGGAAAGGCCCTCTACGACCTCGGGTCCACGTTCGACGAGGTTGAGGACACCATCCGCGCGGGAACAGGGGCGACCGGGGACGCCCTGTCCGGCCTCGTCGATGACGCCCACGCCGTTGCCACCAGCGTGCCCACCGACTTCGCCACCGCCGGGCAGACCGTCGCAGACCTCAACACCCGCATGGGCCTGTCCGGGGACACCCTCCAGACCGTCGCCTCCCAATACCTGGAGGCCAGCCGCGTCCTCGGCCAAGACGTTGACATCTCCGGCACCACCGCCGCGTTCCAGGCCTTCGGCATCGAGGGCGACAACGTCTCGGGAGCCATGGACGCCCTGTTCCGCGTCTCCCAATCCACCGGCGTCGGCATGAACGAACTCGCCGGCGGCGTCCAAGGCAACGCCCTGGCACTCCAGGAACTCGGATTCTCCTTCGACCAGTCCGCCGCCCTCGTCGGCACCCTCGACAAGGCTGGCGTGGACGCGAACGGCACCCTCAACGCCATGCGCAAGGGCATGATCACCCTCGCGAAAGACGGAGAGCAGCCCGCCGAGGCGTTCCAGCGGGTCACGGGCGAACTCCAGGGCTACATCGCCACCGGGGACACCGCCAGCGCCCTCGACCTCGCCTCCACCGTGTTCGGCACCAAGGGAGCCGCCCAGATGGTCCAGGCCCTCCAGTCCGGCGCGATCTCCATGGGCGACCTCACCGCCACCGCCGCCGGCACCGGTGACACGATCCTCGGCGTCGGGCAGGACACCATGGACGCCGCCGAGAAGTGGCAGATTCTCAAGAACCGGGGAATGGAGGCCCTGGAGCCCCTCGCCTCCAGCGTGTTCAGCTTCGCGGGGGATGCCCTCGGCGGTCTCATGGAATGGCTTGACTCCGTGGACTTCACGCCCCTGACCGGGGCCCTCACGACCGCGGGGACTGCCGTGTCCGGGTTCGGGAATTTCTTCGCCGAGGCAGCCCCCAAGGTCGGGGGCATCGTCTCCACCATCCGCGACACCCTGACCCCCGTCATCTCCTTCCTGGCACCCATCGTGTCCAACGCGGTCACGATCATCACGGGCGTCATCAGCGGTGCCATGACCGTGATCCAAGGCGTGGTCAACGTCATCAAGGGCATCTTCACCGGTGACTGGTCCCTCATCTGGCAGGGAGCCGGACAGATCGTCACCGGCGCGTGGGACATCATCAAGAGCGTCGTCACGGGAGCCATGAACCACGTCAAGGCCGTCATCTCTGCTGGGGCCTCGATCCTGTCCAACCTCTGGTCCGGCGCGTGGACCCGCATCAAGACCGCAACCTCCAGCGGCGTCGACAACACCATCTCCTTCGTCAAGTCCCTCCCCTCCCGCGCAGCCTCCGCCCTCTCTTCCGCAGGGTCCGCCCTCTACAGTGCGGGCGTCGCCCTCGTTCAGGGCATGATCAACGGCATCACCAGCAAGGCCCGGGGCATCGCGGAGGCCGCCCTCGGCGGCGTCGCCACGGCCGTCAGCAAGGTCAAGGGATTCCTCGGCATCGCCTCCCCGTCCCGCCTGTTCCACGAGATCGGCGCATTCACCGGCCAGGGCCTGGCGCTCGGGATCACGTCTGAGGCCGCCCACGTGCGCAGCGCCTACGAGGACCTCATCACCCCGCCCAGCCCCGCCAGCATCGACCTCGACGCCTACGGCAATGGCCCCAAGGCCGCCAACACTCAGGTCACCTACAACATCAACGTCACCGGCGTGCTCGACGGGGACGACGCGGCCCGCAAGATCGAGAAGCTCCTGCGCGATCACGCGCGGCGCACCGGGGCGGTGACCCTGTGATGAGTGACATCACCTGCACGGTCGCCATCGACGCCCAGCCCGTCGCCAGCAGCGCCGCGAGCCTGGAGGACGGCCAGACCACCGCCCTGGACGCCCTGTCCATCACCTGGGGCCGAGACACGCGCCTCGACCAGCCCCAGGCCACCACCTGCACCCTGCGCCTGGCCCTGCCCGCCGACCGTGCCCCCGAGGTCATGGACCAGATCGCGCCGGGCCGCACCCTCACCGTGACCTCCGCCCTCGCCGTGGACACGCCAGCCGACGTGACGGTCCTGGGCGACCTCACCCAGGCCAGCGTGCTCGAAGGGACCATCACCACCGCGACCCCTACCCGCCTCGCCCTGCACGCCGGCACCGGCGGCTATCTCGTCATCGACCTTGCGCCCGGTCCCCTCCAAGAGACCGGCACCAACCCGGCCGCGTGGGATGAGCTTCCGCGCATCATCCCCGGTGCCGCCTACCGCCTCGCCCTCGACCTGGATGTGCCCGCAGGATCGTCCATCACCATCTACCCGATGACCTACGCCGCGCCGTGGGCGTCGGCGGCCACCGGCCCCGAGGGGCCCCACGTTCAGCTCCTCGACGCGCAGCCCGGCGAGATCACGGCGGAGTTCACTCCCGAGGTCACGCAAGCAGGCATGTGGGTCGGCCTGTCCATCATCATCGGCCTGGGCGGCCCCTGGGCCCTCGCCACCGGCACGTGGGCAGCCTCGACGCTCACGTGGGGCGATCTCCTGGCCGCCGCCGTGTCCGACCTGTCCCTCACCCGCCGTGACGGCTTGCTCTACGAGGCGACGGCGTTCGAGGGGCGCATCACCACCACGCCCGTCCAGTGGGATGACCACCTGCGCCGCCCCGTCATGACCATCACCGCGACGGACCCCTCGGCCGAGCTGGCCAACCT